GTAGACAACACTCCAATATATCATGTAGATATGGAAGACGGGGTTATGGGTAAAGCTAATAATAATTTAACAATTATTATAAACAAAGACGTAGACCCTTCAAAAACTCAAGAAGTTATAGATCACGAAATGGTTCATATAGACCAAATGAAACGTGGTGATCTTAATTACGACGATAAATACGTATACTGGAAAGGTAAAAAATATTCAAGAGCACAAATGCAAGAAGGTGCTAAGAACTTGCCTTGGGAAGCTGAGGCTTATAAAAAATCTAAATGAAAAAAATCTGGCAATGGCTTAGCGGTAACGTTATAAAAGACGTTGGAGATGCTATAGATAAACTTACGACTACAAAAGAAGAAAAGCTTCAGATTAAAAAAGAAATTCAATTAATAATTGAAAAAGCTACAGCTGAAGCAGATATTCAAATAACAAAGCGCTGGGAAAGCGACATGACATCAGACTCGTGGCTTAGTAAAAATACTAGACCAATGGCTTTGATATTTTTATCTTTTATGGCTATAGCCTTTATTTGGGTGGATAGTCATCACGAGATATCTTTTACTGTAGAACAAGAGTGGATAGAATTATTAAAACAACTATTAACGACCGTATATGTGGCATATTTTGGATCACGCGGTTTTGAGAAATATAAATCAATAAGCAATAAATAATTATGGGACAATACGCAAATCAACCAGACTTTGCAACAAGAGCTGTAGGACCAATAACACCAGATGTTAATATAAATCAAACTACTTTTTTAGATAGTGCAGCTATATATGTAGGTAGTGGAGGAAATTTAAAAGTAATAATCGCAGGAACAGCAGGACCAACAGCTTCGGATGCTGTAGAGTTCATGAATATTCAAGATGGATCTTTCGTGCCAGTTATAGTAGATTACGTTTTACCAGCAACAGCAACAGCTGCTTCAGATTTAGTAGCAATATACTAATATGGGCTGGATAGGTGTAGCAGGTGGTAGTTCGGTTGTAACAAAACCTATATTTACTAGAAAAAATAATAAAGATGTACTTGCTTTTCTGCGAGAAACATCTCCTAATTTTTTTACTATTGGGGTAATTGACGAGGAGGCCGGTGTAGAAAATATTAAAGAAACTCATATTATACTAAATGACTTAATTAGACGTAAATTAATTGAAGAAGAAAAAGGTAAGTATGGAGTACCATCACAGTATACTCCAGAGCAGTATAATGCTGTATTAGAGTTTTTTCAAGAAAACAAAGGTAGATTTTATAGTGTATCTGAAATAACTGAAGAGTCTGGAATTTTTTTAACTTTAGCAGAGACACAAGCTATACTGATTGATCAACTAGCAGATCCAGGAACTGGAGTTATACGAGATCTTAAATCAGGCAAATATGGAATACCTAAAAAAAGAAAGAAGTAGGTAACTATATAGTTATAAAACAATTAAATTAAATCAAATGGCAAAAATTAAACAAGAAGAACTAGAAAAAGTAGTTTCTATTAAAAAAGAGTTAGACGGCTTAGTATCTGAGATCGGTGTTGTAGAAACACAAAAGCACGCTCTACTGCACAAAGTAGCAGAAGTAAATGAAAGCTTGGCTAAAGAAAAGAAACTTCTAGAAGATGCTTATGGCAAGATCTCTATTGATCTTGAGACGGGTGAGTACACTGAAATAACTGAAGAAGCATAATGGATTCAGTTATAAGAAAAATCAGTATAGGTTCTGATTACAAAAACGAAGCTATGCATTACTCGGTTGGCCAACAGGTTTATGGTGGTCATGAAATAGCTTATATTTTATTTGAAGATACTGATGGATCTTATAATATTCACATAAAGAAAAACAACGAAGTATTGCCATGGAAGAAGTTTAATTCTAACATGGCTATATCTGTTGAGTATGATTTAGAATATTAATGAAAAGCTTATACGATTTTATCGTAAAGCCTGTTGGTGATAAATATAATAATACAGTTAAAATAGCGGGCAAAGATGTAGTTATCAATACTAAAATTGAAAACTGGAAATTTGTAAACCGTTTAGCTGAAGTTATAGAAACACCACTAGCTTTTAAATCCGGCATTAAAAAAGGTGATATAATAGTTATACACCAAAATGTGTTTAGAACCTTTTATGATATGAAAGGTAAGAAAAAGAAAAGCAGATCTTATTTTGAAAATGATTTGTATTTCTGCAACCTTGACCAGGTTTATTTGTATAAAAATGAAAACGGTTGGAACACTGTTGGTGACAGATGTTTTATAACACCTATAAAAAGTAATGATTCTCTAACGCTTGATAAAGAGCGTAAGCTTGTTGGTATATTAAAATATGGCAATAAGTCCTTAGAAGCGCTAGAAATAAACCCAGGAGACCTAGTCGGTTATACGCCTAATGGTGAATGGGAGTTTTTAGTTGAAGGAAAGAGACTTTACTGTATGAAATCTAATGATATTGTAATTAAGTATGAACACCAAGGAAACGAAGAAGAATATAATCCAAGCTGGGCAGCGAGCAGTTGAGGAGTTAATCAAAGTAGCTAAAGAAGCTATTGTTGATTCAGATGATGATATATCAGCTGACAGACTTAAAAACGCAGCAGCTACTAAAAAGCTAGCTATATTCGATGCCTTTGAAATACTTAATCGCATTGAAGAAGAAGAGAATATGCTAAACGACAAACCTAAAGAAGTTAAAGAAGAAAGAACTTTTAAAGGGTTTGCTGAAGGAAGATCTAAGAAATAATGTACGAGCAAACGTTATATAAGGTCTTAAAAGATCACATAAAGCCTAAGGTTTTAAACCGCACAAACCGTTACAAGAAATGGGAGTATGGTTATAACAAAGAGCATGATATCGTTATAATAAGCAAAGACGGTACAATAGGTGAGATATACGAAATACAAAACTTAAAAATAGCTTTACCTAAAGCTAACAACGTACATAAGTTTGAAACTAACAAATGGGAATATACGGAATATCCTAAAGTATTAAAAAAAATAAAGTCTGTATTTGATTGGGAAGAATACCCATTAGACTTTAAAGAAAAATGGTATGATTACATCGATAATGAGTTCGTCCGCAGGGAAGAAGGCTTTTGGTTCTATAATAAGGGCTTGGCTACTTACCTTACTGGTACTCACTATATGTACTTGCAGTGGTCCAAAATTGATGTTGGGCAGCCAGACTTTAGGGAAGCAAACAGATTATTCTACATATTCTGGGAAGCTTGCAAAGCAGACAAGCGAAGCTATGGAATGTGCTACCTTAAGAACAGACGTTCTGGATTTAGCTTCATGTCGTCAGCTGAAACAGTTAATGCTGCAACGATTTCATCAGACTCACGATTTGGAATATTGTCCAAGTCTGGTCCTGATGCAAAAAAAATGTTTACAGATAAAGTCGTCCCAATATCGGTCAACTACCCCTTCTTTTTCAAACCAATACAGGACGGTATGGACAGGCCAAAGACAGAGCTCGCATATCGTGTCCCCGCGACGAAATACACCCGTAAGAAGCTTGAGACAAACGAATCGCTTAGAGAGCTTGATGGTCTCGACACCACGATCGACTGGAAAAATACAGGAGACAACTCCTACGACGGTGAGAAACTAAGACTACTAGTCCACGATGAAAGTGGTAAGTGGGAAAGACCTAATAATATATTAAATAACTGGCGTGTTACAAAAACGTGCCTTAGATTAGGTTCTAGAATTATTGGTAAGTGTATGATGGGTTCAACTAGTAACTCATTAGACAAAGGTGGTGATAACTTTAAAAAATTATACAATGACTCGGACGTCACTCAAAGAAATGCGAATGGACAAACTCGCTCTGGATTATATAGCTTGTTTATACCTATGGAGTGGAATTACGAAGGATACATTGATTCTTATGGATTACCTGTCTTCGAAACACCTAAAAAAACAGTACAAGGGCCTCAAGGTGAGGAAATAGATTTAGGTGTAATAGAGTATTGGGACAATGAAGTTGAAGGATTGAAGCAAGATCAAGATGCTTTAAATGAATTTTATAGACAGTTTCCACGCACTACTAAGCATGCTTTTAGAGATGAATCAAAAGAGTCTTTATTTAATCTAACTAAGATATACGAGCAGATAGATTTTAATGAAGATCTTAAAAATTCTATAAGTGTAACAAAAGGTAGTTTTCAATGGGAAAACGGTGAGCAAGATACAAGAGTTATATTTGTACCAAATAACAGTGGTAGATTTTTAGTAACTTGGGTACCTGCAATTCATTTACAAAACAAAAGATATCAAAAAAATGGTATCAATTACCCGAGCAACGAACACATAGGCGCTTTTGGTTGTGACCCTTATGACATATCAGGTACTGTAGATAAAAGAGGCTCTAAAGGATCTTTGCACGGCTTAACTAAGTTTTCAATGGAAGACGCGCCAGCTAATCATTTCTTTTTAGAATATATAGCTAGACCTCAAACGGCTGAAATATTTTTTGAAGATGTACTCATGGCTTGCGTATTCTATGGTATGCCAATATTAGTAGAGAATAATAAACCAAGATTATTATATTATTTTAAAAGAAGAGGTTACAGAGGTTTTGCTATGAATAGACCAGATAGAAAAAGAAATAAGTTATCTGTAACAGAAAGAGAAATAGGTGGTATACCTAATTCTAGTGAAGATATAAAACAAGCTCACGCAGCAGCAATTGAAATGTATATACAAGATCACGTGGGTA